GTGCTAGGCATAGGTCACCTAGTACACACTTGTTATGACGTTGGCAGTAGATGCAGCGGTAGTGTTTACGTTTTTTGAAACATGGGTAGTAGTCCCATCCGTTCTGTAAATTGTCAATGTTGCAGGATTGCCAGTACCCGTAATGGCACTTTCCAGCATCGCAAGGATTACAGTGCCGAGCGTATGCTCGCCCATCGTTCCTTGGACGTTGCTTACGTTCCGAGAAAGAACGGCATCGGAAATGTCATTGGCAGTCCGAAGTCCAGTGCTTGTGCCAAAATCTGCATTTGGCAAGGCTGAAAGGCCGAACCGAACTGAATCAAGGATGTCAACATCTACGATTTCCAACTCTGCTACAACCGGGGCCATGTTGGTCGCACCCTTGAGCATGATGGTGAGCATCCCCTCGGAGGCCACCATTGTGTTCGAGAGATCCAGCCGGTAAAGCCCCGGCATATTGGTCCCGTCGATCGCGACGAAACCGCCGTCAGCATGAGAGCCACCCACGGTCTGGCTCGCCAGCGGTAGTTGTTGCGCGGTCCCGGTGGCACCCTTGCGGTAATAGCAGGTCAAGCCCGAACTGCCCGAGGTCAATCCCGTGAGACCGGCTCCAGTTGCAGAGCGTGTATCCATTATGAAAAGGTCAATCGTTTGGAGCGTACTACCAGACTTGATCCAACGCTTGCTCATCCTCTGATCCCTCCTGTCATACCGGGGTGAACTAGCATTTGAGTAACATCCTCAATAAGCAATTCAAACCAAGGCCAACGGTTGGCAGTAGTTGACCATGAACCGGTGCTGCTTGTTCTTGAGCAGTAATCCCATGTCCCTCTAAACCATGCGTCTTTATCCACATCGTCAACACCAAGGTAATTTGTTTGTATACCGACTGTTGCAGACGCTGACGACAGAGACAGAATATAATCTTTATTCGTTTCCAGTAACGCTAAATCAGTTGCGTTGAAATATGTTTCAAAGGCACCGCGAGTCACTGTTGTAGTTTGCGCCAAGCGTTGATTATTGTTTTGAACTGTTTGCAATGCAGTTGAGTTGGCCCCATTGTTCCAGTCGTAAAGATTGATCGTATAATCAATCGTACTTGCAATATTCTGAGTTCGATAGATTCCGTTCACGCCAACAACCCGAAAAAATCGCCCATACGCCAACGGCACATTAAACTTAACTCCAACTTCAAGAGAACTAGTTATTGAATCTTGCGCTTCTGTTGTAAGAAGTGGAATTCCGTATGTTCTAGTTGCACTTTTAAGACGATAACATTCTTGGTTTCTAACGGTGTTTGCAGTCCATGCACCAGCGGCAAGTGTTTGGTAATACGGAAACACATTGCCCTCATCCAATGAACCTATGTTATGGGTAATGCTAATTTGATTAGAACCACCCCAAGTCCCTGTATTTATCGCTTCTATAACAATTGCAAAAATGTCACCTCTTGTAATTTGAATGGGTGTTCCAAGAGTTACATTTACCCATGTGCCAATAGCACCATATGAATTAGTTGTCCCGGTAGCAGTGCCAGAGCCTAATATTGTTCCAGTTGGTTTCCCGTCTGTTCCAACAGTTTGCAGCGAAATTTGCACCGTACCGGTTGGGTTGGTTTTTGCCGCAAGTCGAAAGGCAGCATCGGTTATAGTATCTGTTTCATTCAACTGGCAGATAATGCCAATGCCTTCACCAACCGCATCAATTACAGTTAGGTTAGTACCAGTAACACCTGTAGTGGAAGTTGAGTTGTTTATTGTGCGGAAACCGGGAATCCGATAGGCAATCATTTCTACTTGCTACTTTCTTCCTCAATCCCAAGCATCTTACGAAGACGTCGAATCATCCAATCCACGCCTTCCATGCCGAGAACGCCCAACAGGAACGCAAGCCCGGTGACCTTGTCGGGATCGGAAGACATCCCGAGAATCTTGCTGACTAACGGTGTAATGAAGACGGCGCAGATGCAGCCAATGATTGAACCGGTCACAAGGGAGGGCCATTTCTTCTTCGGGTGCAGCAAGGCTGGACGTATATGCCTCGCGGCCCCACCGCTGATACCTGCTGCAACGTTCCAAGCAACTTGTTCGATCTCAGTCTTCATTGCTCCCAGCCTTCCACCTTGTAGATTCCGTCGCTTGCTCGCCCGTAGACAGCATCGCCATCCACAACAAGATCGGCAAATGAAAGATCAACGCCAAACAGGTCAACCAAGGAATGCCATGTTCCGTTGACCGTGTTGAATGCAGCATTGACTTGGAAAGGCGTTTCAGCAATCGACTGATACGCGAGGCCGAATACCCATTCCCCATCAGAAGTGTAAGACTTGGCAACGAACCGGTCGCATCCTAGTGCGCCGTTAGGAACCATCCAGACGTCACTCTCACCGACCTTTGCCCACGAACAGGCATTGGCACCAGACCGCTTGTTATTCAGGTACATCTGCCCAATAGTGACATTGCCAGATGCACGGCTGGCAACGGGAAGACTGAACCCATCAGGGCAATCGATGCTTGCTTCAAATTTGACAGGTACATCATTGTGCTTTCCGACAAGTTGTGCATCAACGACCTGCTTCAACTTCCCGCTTGCATCGTAAACTCCTGTACGCTTTGTTACCGTGCCGTCCGCAACGGTAGCGTAAATCTCTACTCCGTCCGACCAAAACGGAATTACAGCAGCCTTCTTGACGTTTACAGGATCAAGTTTGACAACTGCTCCATCCGTAGACAGCAGAACGCCAAACTGCGGTTTTGCAGGTTGCAATACCGAGCAGACAACATTGTCTTTGGTTACAGTTCCTGCCGTAAAAGTCTGGCGAACCGGCACATTGAATGGCTCAATGCTGTCCTGCCCAATTTTGACAACCTTGTTGCCATTGCGAAGTTGATTGGCAACCAAGAAATCACCAACCTTGCCGACAAGAGAAAGTTGAGCGATATCGGCAGTCTCTAGGATTCGGGTAACAGTAGCCATGGTTTTTCCTTATTTTGCGGCAGGTGGATTAGCAGGAGGTAGCACATACGGGCTACCCTCCATTTTGAGGGAACTGTCCAAGTTGGTCCATAACCTAGTACAGGAATCAAACCACCAGTTTTGCCAGAGTTGAATTCGAGCGGCTAGGCTAGGGTCGTCCAAGTTCTTCATAGCCAACTTCATTGCAGCGTAGACTGGCAATGTGTTTCGCAAAATGTCATCTGGAGCAAATGAAGCCGAAGCAGTTATAGTCGGCGGCAAAGAGGCCCCATAGACAATGTAAGTTACCGAGGTACCGGAAGGAAAGACGCCAATTGTCTGTGGCTGCTTACGGAACCAGTAGTACGGAGCAGTCGTCGTGCCTCCGTTTGGCAAAGTAATTGTGCCGGTAGCCGTCTCAAAGTTAGGTTGCCATGCCCGCAGTCTGGTGTCACTCGTATGCTGAAGTGACGTAGTGCCTACCGTAACCGACATGGGAAACCAGATGTTTGTAGAGGAGATATCAATCTCACGTCCGGTAGTCGCAGCAGTTGTGTGTGTGCCGGGAATAAATACACAAGCCCTAGCCATCTCTGCTTGCGCTTCATTGAGATAAGCGTCGATGGTGTCTTGTGTTGTGGTTGTAGTGCCTCCGGTGCCGTTGGCGTAGTCACCAATCACGCTGTTCGAGGCTTCGTTCAGCAGTGTAAGAGTATCGGCACGAAGGGTGGCAATAGTTACGGACATTACGCCATCCTTGTGTGGTAGGTTGCGGCGTATGCCTCGACATCGCCAAGACGTCGTTGATATTCCGGGAAGTACATTTGCATCCCGGCAGCGTCCCGCATCTGCATAGACCGTGCGTACAGAACCGCGTAAATCAAGCAGTCATGCGCGACAACGGGCAGCGGACACTCATGGTCTTCGGTCGGAACACTTGTGTCAATTGTCCCGCTTGTGTTGTACTGCCATATGTTTCCGGGTTGGCAGTATCCTTCAACCATCAGCCCACTTGTCAAGGCTGCACTTGGGGCTGGCTTGAGTCTGATTCGATTCATGCCATAAACAGCACAAATATCAGGCGTGGTTGACGTTGTGTCGTTGCGGCGAGAATCAAACTCAGTGGACGAGAAATTCATCTGGCGTAGACGCCGATAATCGGACCCGTCCAAGTAATAAATCCCCCGTATCTTGTAGATGTCGGGGGAGCAATATTCGTCCTCGTCAGCAACGAGGTCGAGATATCGTCTGCCAACCAGACAGTCGGTAGACCGTGCTATCTGGTTGGCTTGTTCGATGAGCAGAATATCCAAGCCGAAGGGATCTTGGTCCGCACCTGTATTGAACAGATGAGAACCAAGAACACGAATTCGTTGTTTGAGTTCTGCTCTGGTCATGGCTGATTACAGAGTCGCCGCGCTGTCTCGGCCAACGCTGAAGGTAGCGTCCTGAACCCAAACCCCTTGGGATTGAGCCACTTGACCAGTACCCGTCATAATGACGGACAAACGAATCCATGGGCGAGCATTAGGCGCAATAGCAATACCAATCAACCGTTTCTGCAACGGGGTTGCCGTAGCAGTAAAAGCGCTTGACCCAGTAACGGCTGTGTCTGTCGCCCCGTTTACACTTGCACTAACGCTAAAAGTGTTAGCGTCGGTAACGGTGTTAACGTAATACGGCTTGTTCAAAGTAACCGCACCCGACGTATTGGCCGTAAACACAACAATATCGCCTACAGCAAGACCATGAGCAGTACTGGTAACAACGCCACTACTCGTGCTGCCAGTCGGAACAGTACGAACCTGACCTGCCGTAGCAGCGGAAAGCGTTGTCCCTGCTGTTCGCACATCAATCTGGGGACTTACGGCTTGCCAATCAGAACCAGCAGTACCAGTACCAGAATCAGAAGCCGCTTCCACAACTAGAAACCCCCTAGTATTGGCGGCTGCCGCAACACCTGCCGCAGCAAGCGTCACCCGGCAATACATTTCAGCAAAACTAGTATTGCCAAGGATTGCCGGATCACCAGAAATAGCACTGCCACCGGCTTGGGACACAAGCACGGATGCATCGGCGAGAGTATTTCGGAAACCACCAATATTCAACACATTGGAAGAAGCACGAAGCAAATCATTCGCGCCACCCGCAGCATTGGCAAAAACAAAGACATTGCGGTCGGTGGTAGATGCAGCACCTGCGAGATTTTCAATGCGAAGCGCACCGTTTCCAACAAGCGCAGCAGTGTCCCGAGTGAACGTAATGTTCAGTTTAGAATCACGAGCCATTTGTTTTCTTCCTTCCTATTACGCAACACGGGCGAAAAGACGTCCGATAGCACGGGTATGCGGAACCCACAGGCCAATGCCCCAGTCGAAAACGACGTTGTGCATGATCCCGTTTTCCTTCGACAGGCCAAGGTACTGCGGCTTGAACGGGCCACTCTGCCAGCCCTGAACATAGCCGGTGCCGTACCGCACTGCATAAATTGCAGTAGCAACAGAACCCGTGATGCTGGTAGCAGTCTGGGTATCGGAAATAACACTGGTCGTACCATCGGACTTACGGCCAACAGTGCGAACAGTGGCGTTCTTGTACTTTTCCACAGGACGATCAAACGAGTCCTTGGTGATGTCAAAACCAGCACCAATACCCATCACGCGGATCGCGTATTCAATAGAACGCTTGGCTTTTTCCGACATATACAGCACAACGCCGTCGCCATCGGGAGCGTTCATGTTGTCAAGCAATTGCTGCAAAGAAGCAATGAACACGTTGGCAGTGGTGTTAGTCGTGGAAGCACTGATGTCGATTCGCCCCGCGTCTCCTGCGCTCAACGACATTTCAGAAGGAATGTCGTAATCAAGCGGGTTGTTCATGCGGTAAGCAAGACCCGGGAAGCAGTCGGCGGAGTTGCCAGCAACCAACGACGAAGGATCATTGTTAATGAACTTGTCGTTGAAATCATAGGCAAATCCTTCGAGGAAGATTTGAACCTGCGCTTCAATCGGGTCGATGATATTGGTAGGCTGATCAAGCAGAACATGGTCAACCAGAATCTTGTTGCGGACAAGATACATGGACTCTTCGTAAGACTTCGGACGTCCCTTGACCGCAACCGGTTCGGAGTTGACGCCGGTCCAGTTCGGAGCCGGGATGTTCTGGTTGAGATACCGCATACCAACCTGCTTCAGGCTGGGGCTAGTGTAAAGGGGAATGTCCTTGAGGGCATTCCAAGTCTGATGAAGGGATTTGGTGATTTCCTTGACCAGCGGGTCATTGCTCAAAGCGGCATGATCCGCCAGCGTCAAGGCACCATTAAAGTCGATAGCCATTTTCTACCTCACATGGTTTTTCGGTTGTTACCGATACCTAGCAATTGACTTAGGGACTGACGTCCCCCTTGTGCCGAAGACTGGCCTCCGTTTGCGATTGCGGGCCTCGCACTGTTTCCAGTACCAGAAGGAGTAGGAACACTACGCCCCTGTTGCAACCGTGCAACCAATTCGGGGACCAAGGTTTTTGTCAGTTGATCAATCTGCTCGTGAACGATCCGGGCTGCTTCCACAGGTTCGATTCCACGCTGGACTAGATTGTCCACTGCAACAGGATTGCGCTTTGCCAATGGGTATTGGGTCAACGCTGTATTCTTCTGCTGGTCCACCATGAACTGGCTGACCTGTTGCATTGCCTGTTGGTATCGGAATCGCTCCAGTTCCGCTTGCATCTGCAATTGGCTGGTCTGCGGGTCCAGAAGTTCCTGATTCTCGAGTTCACGGTAACGATCAATGATCGCTTGCTCTTGGGCTTGCGCCTGTTGCTGTGCCAATGCTGCTTGGAGGTCGGCGGCGGATTGAAAACCCTGTCGCTCGAATTCCGAAATCACATCCCCCCACTTGGAAAGACGATCATTCGCACTCCGTGCTTTCTCATTGACTTCCCGGAACCTGTCGTAAGGAACAGGACTTGGCTCGTCTTGAGCCACCGGTTCGCTCGTCTGCTGATTGAGACCGAGCAAGTCATACACATCGTATGACTCTTGCTGGACGCCCGTGTTGTTTACGTCTTGGGCGGATGTTGCGGGTTCGACGTTTCCCCGCACCATGTCCAAAATGGCGTTTGCCGCGCCTTGTTCGGAAGCCCCCGCTGGTGAATCGGGAGTGAGCATCACCGTCTCTTCCATTTCGATTATGTATCCTTATCCTTGTTTTTTGCCAGTATTTGACTGTTGTTCACCGAAAATATTACGTTTTAATGTCTCGGTTGATAGTTGAACCATAGACTTGGACGCATCATTTTCCTGCAAGAGTCTGGACCTCTCTCGCATTTTTGCAAGGTCTGCTTCAAGTTTCGCGCCTTGCTGGGCTTGAATCTTGGAAATATCCAACTGCGTTCGCATTTGTTCCGCTTCAGGATCAAATTCAGATTGCCGTTGTTCTCCTTGAGCAGCCGCTTCCATTGCAGCCTGTTGCATCATGGCCGCTTGTTCCTGCTGCATTGCAAGATGTTCGAGGATCATGCTGGTGTCAGGCAACTTGAGCATCTTGACCACAAGCATATTTGTAGACGGATCAGCAGGGTCGCCAAAGAGTCCCATTTGTCGGAACGCCATAAGTTTCTGCAACTTCTGATCTGGCGATTCTTCCTGAGCCGATCCGGGAACATACTCGATTCGGAACTGTCCGCCTTCACGAATATGGTCGAACGTAATGACTCCCGTGCGGAGTTCTTCCGCAGGAGAACTTCTCTCTTCCATCTGTCCGACAAACGGCGCAACGCCGAATTGAGCAACCAAGGCAACTTCCCATTCCTTGATCTTTGCATTGCTGATCTCAATGTCCGACCGAATGTAGGAGTGCTGAGTATTGTCCGCACGTTGCAGCAAACGTACCGACTCCGCCGGGGTTCCAGCCTGTGCCATGCCCTGCGACACATCGTGCAACCCG